TTATTTGTTACAGAAACATACACATAGTCAAATGCATACCCTTCAAGCAATGACTGTACAACTTGAATCTTTTCTAGATCTGCTGCACCATTGATAACAACGTTTTGATTTCTCTCAAATAATTCAGAGGCAGTGCCATTGAGGACTTGATCAATCTGCACTTCCACTAAATCAAATCGAGAAAAAATATTGTTAAGAACGTAATCTTTTCCGCTTCCTGGACCACCAAGAAGAAAAATGCCTATTGGTGCTGCTGTGTTTTCGTTCATTGCTTTTTGTACCTTGTCATGTAACTTTGCGCCAAGTTCTTTGTCGCTATAATGAGAAATAAACTCTTCTCGCTTTCCTGATTTTACAAGTCCACGAAGTTTGGAGGCAGACATACCTTCTGCTCCTGCTGCGTCAGGATCACGATTTCCTGCAGACTTAACATCAACTTTTTTAATTCCTGGAAATTCTTTCTTTCTGTATTTATTAAGTAATCCATGAAACTCTCTTACACGATCTGAACCAACAACCATGGTTACATGAGTGTGTCCTTGTTTCTCAAGATGTTTCATCGCATCAATTGCAGTTCTTACTTTCTTTTCTGACACAATATTAGCGTCTGGAAATAGTCGTCGAAGCGCACTGACCTTTTCAGTATGGCTTAATGGATTGTTTTCTTTATCTTGACTATGTGATGGAAACACATAGTGCTTTTCACCACCCTTTTCTGCGTGTGCCTGAACTGCGCCAACTAATTTGCCGTGTCCAATTTCAGTTGGTGGATTGAATCGTCCAAATGTAAATGTTGCTTTGCTCATATTACGCTCTTTTGTGCTCTTAATGCAGCAGAACGCTGACGGTTTGCAATTGTAAATTTACGTGGGACAAGTTTAACTCCACCAGAAACGAATCCCTCACCTGTTGATTCTTCGCTACCAATTTGGTGTTTATAGCCGCCATGAGCAGTTTTTGAGAGCGCATCTGCGACTGCAGAAGTTGCTTTTTGAATATGATGATGAATATCAAACGTGCGATCAAACTTTTCAATATTATCGTTTACTTGATTAATCGCAGCAGACATTTCTGTTTTCTTTTGGGCTTTTGCTTTTTCTGTCTTTACAGAATCGATACGTTTCTGATGGTACTTCTCAAGAAATTTCTTATATCCTTTTACAGATGGTTTCTCGCCTGTATCAACAGTTGAGTTTGCATATCGAAGAAGAGTTTCTTCGTGTCCACTGTGGTGTTCGGTTGAGTGCTCTGCGGATAGTTTTTTAGCAGCAGCAATACTCTCTAATGCCTTTTTCTTTGCTTCTGGAGATAACTTTCTTTCTGTAGCGGATACCGTATGGCTCATTAGATGAACATCTGGATGCTCGTTAAACTCACCTTCTGGAACTGGTGATGCTTCGCCCTTTGCATTTAATCTAGAATGTATTACAACACTTACTCTAGAACGAGCAAGTTTTTTACCTTCCTCTGAACTTTTTGGAACAGAGTATTTAATGGTATTTGGAGTGTGACTTATTTCCCCATCTTCTTCTTTTCTATCTTCAGGAGAACTTAAATATCCACCTTGATATTCTGCTGCCTTATCTGGGAGGACTTTATGAACATGTTTTAGGATGTTCATAAGAGGTCCAGCCACATAAGGTTTTTTGGCGTACTGTTTCTTAATGTCGTCCAAAGAGTAGTTATACTCTGCACCTGGACCTTTGTATTTAACACCAACCTTTCCTTCTGAAGTTTTTACAACCTGGAAGGACATGCGATCATCAATTTTTCGAGTGATGGGAGAACGACCGCTGATTACGCCCTGAAGTTTGGAGAGAGTTGACCCCACAGCGCCACGACTGGACTGAAATGCAGACTCAGATGGATGAGGGAGATGTTGTATTCCACGAGCAGGTGCTTTTTGCTCTGTAAGAAACGGAATAAACTGTTTGAATCCAAACATTCTCTCTCCACACTGTGGGATTACCTTTTATTTAGGATTTCATGCTGGCAATCGCTCTTGTAAGAGCAGCTGTTACATCAGACATCCCCTCATATGCAGGAATTGTGCAGGTTGAGCGACCAGCCGCAGTTGCAGCCTTAAACTCTTCTGCAGTGAACCACTGTGGCTGAATGCCCATAAGTTCAGCAAGTTCATGCATGTTTACTGAGCCCTTGTTTACAAGGTTGTAGTAACCATTTGGTTCATCTGATTCCATCAGATCACAGGCTACAGTCACTGCTTCATCAAGATCTGTAAGTGAATTCTCACCAGCGTCAATAAGTTTGCCGTTCTTGGCATAGTTATAGACCTTGGTCAGATAGTTCTTTGACTCATCTAGACCCGTAAAGGGCATGCGAATGCGATAGACCTGTGCCTTATCGCCAAGGTAAACATCAGAAACTCCCTTAGAGACTGAGTAGATGCTTCCGAAATAGTTTGGTGGTGCTTCTACATCATCGATGTCGCCCATGTAGATACAACCACTTGAGAAGTGCGCAAGACGAGTTCCCCATACCTTATCGCATGCGTTTGCGAGCAATGCTGGGAAAATTGCATTGGCTTCAATCGTACCTTGCTTGTCCTTTTCGCAAGCATCGACGTTTGGTGTTCCTGTCTTTCCAGCACAGTTCACTACCCAATCAAAACGAGTATTTTCAATCGTTTCAATTGCGTCTTCATGCGAGCAGAATGTAACCACATGCCCACGATTAAGAAGTTCTTTAAAAACTTTCTTTCCTGTCCAACCACGACCAACAACTAGAAAATGCATATTCATTACCTCATGTTAACGATTCTTGACAAATACTTACCATAATCAGACTTACTATATTTCTGAGCAGACGTCAAAAGACGATCTTTTGTGATCCACGCATTCTTATAAGCAATTTCTTCAGGGCATCCAATCATAGTTCCTGTTCGACGCTGCACCGATCCCACGAAAACAGAAGCCTCTGACAGAGACTCAAATGTTCCAGTATCAATCCATGCCACGCCTCGATTCAAATACTCAATTTTACAATCATGGTCCTTCATGTAGATGTTGTTGATGTCAGTGATCTCAAGTTCACCGCGAGCAGAGGGTTGAATTTGCCAAGAGTAATCAACAACTTTGTTATCATAAAAATACAATCCAGTGATTGCATAATTGCTTGGTGCATGTTTTGGTTTTTCATGAATTGCAATCGGATCGCCGTTATGATTTGTTTCCAAAACACCAAATCGTTCTGGATCATTTACATGATATGCAAACAATGTTGCACCAGCACTATTCCAATTTGCAGAATTAAAACGATTGATTAGATCATTACCATAAAAGATATTGTCACCTAGAATCAATGCAACATCATCTTTTCCAATCCAATTTTCAACTAGACGGAAACACTCAGCAATGCCTTTTGGTTCTCGTTGAATTGCATATGAAATTTCAACACCCCATTGAGATCCGTCTTTACACAAACGACGAAACGAGTCTGCATCATTTGGTGAATTGATGATCATGATATCACGAATTCCAGCCATCATCAATGTTGTCAATGGATAGTAAACAAGTGGCTTGTCGTAGACAGGCAACAATTGTTTTGACAACACTTCTGTGCATGGGTAGAGTCTCGTGCCCATTCCACCTGATAAAATAATTCCTTTACGCATTGTACCACTCCAATGTTTTCTCAAGACCCTCAACAATCTTTGTTTTCGCAGACCATCCAAGTTCCTTGAAGATTTTATCTGAATTCATCGCATAACGGAAGTCATGCCCCTTTCGATCAGAAACGTGATTGATCCAACTCTGATACATATTCACAGGCTTGCCCATTAGATCAAGAATTAAAGTAACCATTTCTAGATTACTCATCTCATGACCACCGCCAATATTATATCGTTCTCCTCGCTTAAAATTTTGTCCAATTGTAAGCAATGCCTCACAGTGATCATTTACAAAAATCCAATCACGAACATTTTGACCAGTTCCGTAGACAGGAATTGGAGTATTGTTCTTTATGTGGCGGATTACTGTTGGAATAAATTTCTCGCGATGCTGGCGAGGACCATAGTTGTTTGAACAATTGGTCACAATCGCGTCAATCCCATGCGTGTTCACATATGACCGAACAAGGTGATCGCTGGATGCTTTAGTTGCAGAATACGGATTGCGTGGATTGTATGGAGTATTCTCAGTGAATGGTGGATCATCATGACCAAGAGAACCAAACACTTCATCAGTAGAAATATGAACAAGTTTGCCACCATATCTCTTTACGCACTTTAGAATGTTGTGAGTGCCCACAACATTAGTGCTGACAAAGTCATCGTCACCAGCAATAGAATTATCAACGTGAGACTCAGCAGCAAAGTGAAACGTAATTTCTGGTTCATAGTCTTGATATAAATGATCTACAAATTCAAGATTGCGAATGTCGACTTTTTTGACATTCAGTCGCCAATCTTCCCAAAAGCCATTTAGATTTGATCCATTAGCAGCATATGAATGATTGTCAAGAACGACAATCTCGTCTGAAGGATATTTTTTAAGGTGCGAGATTACAAAATTAGAACCAATAAATCCCAAACCACCAGTCACAAATGTTGTCATAAAACCTCAATTATAATCAAATCTTACCACAATTTCGTTCAATCTAACTTCCTTACCAGCAACCATCGTCTTTCCTCGACCTTTGAGTGCGAGTCTAACAGATGTTTTGTCAGCGACTTCTTTGATAAAACCACTGTCGATCTTTCTTATATATTTTTCCGTTAAGACGTGATCTGCTGTTTTATCACTATTTCTAAAAGTATATTTTCCAGTTAATGCTTCTTCGACAATTGCTAGTTTGATTTTAGCATACTCACCAGACACAGAAGGGTTTCTGCGAGTTCCTAGAATATTCTTCAATAAGATATCGTATCTCTCTGCCTCTGTCATTAGTTTGTCTATCTTGTTTCTAGGTAATGATCCAATTTCACCATATTGTTTTTCAAAATTCACCAAAGCAGATAAAATGTTTTTAATTGCAGCAGCATCATAACCACTTTCTCTAGCAAGATTTTTTAACACACCGTTTAAAAATGAAACAGTTCTTGCTACGCCACCAGAGGACAATTGGATTGAATCGCCATATTTGAGAGAGCATTTAAGCGTCTTGTTTTTAGAAGTCTTAAGAATAAGATCTGTCTTTGGCTCATCTCCGCCAGACAATTTCTCAACACTCTTTATCTCGCCATAAGTTTTTCTAACAACGTCAATAGCGTTTTTAGCAGCAACTTTAATTTCTTTTGGTGCTGCATTATAATTACTTTTGGCTGTTGTCATCAAAGTGTCTGTTCTACTATTTGGAAGGCTTTGTTTTATCAAATAGTAAATACACCACTCAAATAATAGACCCTTGTTACTCATTGTTCTTGTAAACCTTTTTCAGAAATCGTTTCCAAATTTTTGGATCTTGTTTACGAAATTGCATTCGATACATATAGATGGCTTCACACTCTCTCCAGCCAATTTTATGTGCCGTTCTCAGTTTATTTATATCGACCTTCTCAGCCTGAGTTTCGTATGCATGGGCGTCCAACTCATCAGGATTGCCATAGTACATTGCCTTCATTTTGTTTTGTTTTGGCTTTGGACTATATTCTTTTTGTAAAAGCAATGGTCTTCGTTTTTGCTGATGCTTATGGCGATACTCATGATGTATTGCACGAATAATCTTTACTGCCAGATTCTTTGCACCACACTCTGTTATAATTGCCTTCTTTGAATCTTTTGGAAAAGACAATTGAATGTAAATGTGTTCTGGAATTATATCAGAAATTCTACCGCAATAGTGACCACTTACAATTACATTATGATCTTCGTAATACTCTTGATCAAATCTCTCTGAAGAAAAGCAAACAATGTATGGTTTAAATGCTTTGTTTAACTCGCGAATGATAGAAGGTACATGCTTCTTACCAACCCAATTTTCGGCAAGAGCATAAACTTTCTTTTCAATTCGTTGCAGTTTCATTACACCTTCAGATTCTTAAACTTGTCTGTGCTCTTTCCGCGATCGAATACTGGTTTAGACTCAGCCTCCTTCATCACAGCATCTTGTGCTTTCTGCTCAAGATCATACAACTTCATCTTGGCTCGGTCAACTCCAATTGTAAATCGCTTGTGAAGATTTGGATCGTTGTAGCGATTCTTCAACTGCTTCACAAGCATTTGATTTAACTGCTGCAATTCCTCATTGCTTACCAATGCAAACATAAAATCAGCAGTAGCAGGCAAACCGAAAGACTCTGAAGTGTCCTCCAGACCTGGATCTGAATTCGAAAAGCCAGACCTTGTCGTCTGAGTTGCGGAGACAATCGGCACGTTATTTTCGACGGCAAGCCCACGAAGTTCTTCTGCGATGGCTTTGATGTATGTGTAGGAATTAACATTAGCGCCAGCCTTGATTCGAGCAGATGCGCAAATATTTAGATAATCAATAAAGATAATATCTGGTCGGAAATTTTTCTTGAGCGCGAGATCATTAATCAGTGCGCGGAAGTGGGCTGGATTGGCAGAAGCCGTTGGATACTCTTTAATAATCAACTTGCCTTTGACCTTTTCCTTGAGTTTACCCATGCGTTTCTCATACATGTCTTTCGGCATGTTCATTAGGTCATCAAGAGAAACGTTGAGAAGATTCGCGTCGATACGTTCAGCAATCTTCTCCTCTGACATTTCAAGGGTTATGTAAAGAACGTTGTAGTTCTGAACCAAGCAACCAGCAGCCACATGACACATGAAAAGAGACTTACCGACGCCAGTACCTGCAAGAGCAATGTTAAGGGTCTTTTGCGGAAGTCCACCCTTAGTGATCTTGTTGAAGTATTCAAGATCAAATGGGATTCTTTTTTCGATGCGATGATAGAAATCGTACCGATCAGTGTAATTATCCAAAAAGTCGTGACCAATATGAGGATCGAAACTAACCCCCAAAGCATCAGACAAAAGAGTAGGAATGCTTCCTTTACCCCTGTTTGGATCTTTGCCATCAAGGATCTGAATTGAATCCATAATTGCATTATAGACTGCTTTTTCTTGACAAAACTTTTCTGTTGTGTCAAGTAGCCAACCCACTTGTTGTTCTGATTGGTCACTTGATATCTCCTTCAGCAGTTCTAAAGACTTATTTAACTCAACCTCTGTAAGTTTGGTTGATTCTTTTAGACTGATTTGTAGTGCTGCAATAGGGGGGAGACTATTATACTTCAGGATGAATTGTTTTATTTCCTCGAACAGCCTTTTTTCGTGGCTTTCGGTTAGATACTCGCTCTTCAGAAACGGCAACGACTTCCTCATGAATGCTTCGTTCCGAATCAGATTTGACAAGATGAGCGTTTCTGTTTTCATTATATTCTCCAGAATTCTTTATAGCATCAATGAGTATACTACGAAAGACATAGGAAGTAAACTTATAAAATCTTGAAGATTCTACATCAATATTGTTTGGATTAGAGACAACATTCACATCGAAAAGACATTGACAGTCATCATCAATCCTGATATTATCATACTGAACGATTACATCTGGATATCTTCGAAGAATTTTAACTGAAACTGCTGTCGGATTTGATATGTCAACATGAAAGGTATATTCTTTGTCCAACCGAATGAATTTCTTTGCATACCAGAAATCGACTTTTGCAAGAAAGTCTTGAATTTTATTCATCATCATCGGTAGTATTTCCAGTCATGATTGAACTAAACTGATAATTGTCGCGAACCCATTGCTTGAACGTATCATCAGCAAGAATCGACGCCCAGAATTCTGGACAATCTGTGTCAGCCAGACGCCACTTCTTACTTTCAATTGCACCTGTTGAGCGATCGACTTTTGCGTACCAACCCATGCTTGGCTTGGTTACATGACCAGACTCAAGTGCCATATCCAAAAGACCGCTGTAACGAGAAATACCGCCATCGAAACGAACAGTGACAGGGATACGGGCTTTTTCGCGAACATAACGTGACTTCTCAACATTAATGATAAAGTTGTAACCAACTAGATCCTGACCATCCTTTTCCTGTTGGCGACCAAGGATGTAGATGTTGTCAGCAGAGTAATAGGAACCTGTTCCGCCACCGACAATGTCCTTGGGAAACATACCAATTTCTTTGTAGGTATGATTTACTACGACCATCGGAATGTCCTTTAGGGTGAGGTGAGGGGTCACCATACGGAACAGGGATTTAATTTGCTTGGCACGAGTCATGTCACCAACAGACTTTTGCTCAAGCGCATCTTCAACTTCTTTCTTTGACGCAAGATTGCCGATCGAGTCAATCACAATCATCACGCGATCACCACGTTCAATGTTCTGCAACTGATTCATCACGTCAAACTTTAACTGCTCAACATCAGTCACTGGAGTATGAACAACACGCTCCATGTCAATGCCAAATGATGTAAAATAGTTTTGTGGTGTGCCAAACTCAGAGTCATAAAACAAAATAACTGACTCTGGGTATTTTTCTTGATAGGCTTTTGCCATCAAAAGACTGAATGCAGTCTTGAAGTGCTTACTCGGACCAGCCCACATGGTAAGTCCAGGAGTGAAGCCGCCATCAAGATCTCCAGAGAACGCAACATTCACAACAGGAATGTTGGTCTGAATCATATCCTTGGCTGCAAAAAACTTTGAGTTTGCAAGAATAGCGGTGTCTTTAATTGTCGTATTTTTCTTTAACTTTTCAAGTAGGCTCATGGCATTTCTCCACAAAAGGTAGAATTGTAGTATATAACAGATTACTCAAAAAAGCAATCCAGGGACGCAACTTTTTCTGAATGCCATCCAATTGATGATAGAATAATTTGGAGTGGCTCAACAAATGATTTTTCAAACTGCAAGTCATAATCAATGTACTGCTCAGCACGAAATTGTTTTGGTAGACCAGAAATAAATGCAAGAGTATTGTTATTGAAGATATTTGGTTGCTTCAGATAGACAAACTTGATCTTCTCACCTTCTTGGATCAGTTGAAATTTTCTTGTCAACTTAAATTCTTCCAGATAGTGATTGTACACAAGAGCACCCTTTACATGAATCGGCGTGCCCTTCCTGAAGATACTTGCAGCGTCTGCATATTCACCAAGACCATTGACTGATCGAGGAAAAGAAATGTCCTCAACAGGAAGTTGTTTGAACTCTTGACGGAACTTATCAATAAACTTATGAAGATCGTCTTCAGTTTGCGTCATGATTAGGTTGATTGCTTCCTTAATCTTCACGCGGCAAGCAGATGGCGTTGAGGATTTGACAGCCTCAAGACCCATGATCTTGAGTTTTGGTTTGGCATATGCCACACCTTCGCTATCATGCACATTTAGAATATATCGTTTCTTTGCAGTCCAGATTGCTTTGTCTGCAAGAGATTCGCGCTTCATCTCCATGCGCTGTTGATACGCATTGACATAGTCTCTCAATTCATCATAGGAAGAATCAATGAATGGTTGTAATTTCTCATCACAGACCTTGTTCATGAACTTGATGACTTTCTTTGTATCTGATACATTTGGATACAATTTGTCAACCAATGGTCCCATGTTCAAATAGATTGAGTCAGTATCTGATGCAATCACATAATCTTTATTTGTTGTCTTGAGCAATTTGTTCATGTACTCATTGATCTTCTTCTCAATCCAACGAATAGACAACTGACCTGCTGTTGTAATGCCTTCGGCGATACGAATATCGAAGAAACGGAAGTATTGATTGCCCAGCGCACCGTAAGCAGAGTTTAGTGTAACTTTCTTTGCCAACTGAAGATTATTGTATCGCGCAACCTGCTTCTCAAGATACTGAACTTGATTCTTATCTTCAAGGACTGTTTCAATTTTCTTTTTGGCTTCAATTGCCAATTTCTTATATCGTGTGCGATCTTTGTACATGGTGTCCATAATCTCAGGAAGCACACCCTGCTCATTCGTTAGGAACAACTGGCTATTTGGTGTCAATGTTACACCAGAGCCTTTCAATGGACTTGTATCAACTTGCTGATGAAGCAACGACTCAACATTGATTTTGTTATTGCTCAAGAAGTTTCTCATTGCTGAGTTATAATTCTTTGGCTCAACAAGAGTTTCCATTGAGATGTTGTACTGCATGATCAAGTGTGGATACAGACTGTTCAAGTCAAACGACGCAACCCACTGATGCATTCCAAGGATCGGATCTTTGACATATGCGCCTTCGTACTGAGAACTCTTGACACCATGAGACATCTGCGGAATTACAACTTTCTTTTTAAGAAGATAGTTGTAAACAATCGCATCCCACATGCGCACCTGCGTGAACACATCGTCGTAGTTGACCTTGTTGTCATATGCAAGAGTCAATGCCAACTCAATCAACTTCATCTTGTCTTCGAGTTTCTCAACAAGTTCAACGTCTCGAATATTATACTCAATGAATTTCTGATAATCTTGTTTGTACAACTCATGTAGAGTCTCATACTCTGAGTAATCCATCTTACGCTCACCCAATTCAACGTGAGCAATATGATCAAGACGATAAGATTCTTGTTGTGAGTATGTAAACTTGCGATACAATTCAATGTAATCAAGAGTTGCTACACCATCAAGTTCATAGACTTGATGCTCACGATTCATCACAAATGCTTCTCGTGATGATAGACGATTCCACGGAGAGAGTTTCTTTGCTTCATCCTCTCCAAGGATTTTTGTAATACGATTTACAAGGTATGGGATATCGAAGAACTTGACGTTCCAGCCTGATACTACATCTGGATGGAATCTTGACCAGAAATCAATGAATCTTCGTATAAGGTCTGACTCATCTCGACACTTTGCATAGTGCACGTCGTCACGATGCTTGCTATAATCGCCGACACCAAACACAAAATAATTACCCTTGAGTTTGATAGTGATGGCTGTGATTGATTCGTTGGCTGCTCTTGGTTCAGGGAATCCATTTTCTGATCCAACTTCAATGTCGAGATAAGCGATAGTAATTTTGTTAATATCCCAAAGAATATCATCAGGATAACTATCGGCAATATAAGCATACTCATAGCGATTATTGCCAAAAACAGGGAAATTATCGACACTTTTATACCTCTCTAGAAATTCTCGACACTCTGGAATAGTGCCAGGTTGGATTGGCTTTACATCTTGCCCATCCAATGTTTTGTATTCTGACTTGTCTTGAGACAAAAGGAAAAAGGTCGGACGAAATTCAATCTTTCGTCGGACCCTTTTGTCATTCTCAACACCTCGATAGAGGATATACTTACCTGCTACCGAGATGTTTGTATAGAAATCGGACATGTTACCCCGTAATCAATTGCTTTGGAGGGACTACAATTCCTGCTCCGAAGATCTGATTATATCCGTTTCTCACCTCAGTGGCAACCTCTGCGATAACAAGAATATGATTTTTCTTGATTGTAAATGGAGGATTGCTTGCTTGCATCCATGGCATGAAACCAAGAACTGGTGTGCCATCTTTACCACGTTGGAGAACGCAAGCAACAGGATTTGTGAACGTAATCTGATCTTCACTATCCTCTTCGATTTCTACAATTAATTCCTCGCCATTTACGAGTTTGAGTGCTTTGATGTTTGACATTATTTGTTACCTTTTTATATGAATCAAATAGGGTTTTATCTTTTAGACTTTGCGGAAGATTATTTCTATAGTAGACACCATCATGCATAGTCCAAAGATCTTT